ATCAACTCGACCAACAGAATCGTTGTACAATCTTCCGAAGATATAGAACTAATTCTGATCGGCGATGGATTGCTTAGAAGCTGGGTATTGTTTGACAAAAAAGTAACGATAAGCGCCTCTCCTGGTCAAAAAAGTATTAAAATAGAAGCCGAACAACCAAAACTATGTACTTTACTGGCATGTAACAACGCACCAAAATCAGCCTGTAGTTTTACCTGTTTGGCTTCTTCAATGGAAATTTTACAATTGTTATCGTCAGATAAAGTCATTTCAATTGTTTTTATGAAATCGGGGTTATTATTAGTTTCAAATAATCTTGAAAAAATATACATTGCACCACAAGTGGGCCAGGGCCCTCGAATAAAATGAAAAAAAAAATAAAGTATATTTAATTATGATATAGTTTATCATACGCAGTTAGGATCTTATAGTCAACGCTGCTGAGGTAGTGTTGTGTACCTTTTTGTGTGATTGCGATGTAGAAAGATCCATGCGATGGAACACTTGCATTTTGTTCGTCTGCTACTCTCAATTCCGCAATTTTATTGCCGTTGCTGTCAGCAGAAGTTTTCATTAATCTACTCAAAACTTCTGATGTTAGTGCCATACAAGTCGTGTTGCTGTGTTTTCCTGGTCTATTAAAGTTAACCCTGAGAGTTAGATTGGCCGATTTTAATGTTTCTATTATATTCTCAATACTGATCGAAGTACCATATGTTTCGGTTGTTTGGTACAAAGTGGTACCGGCTGATTGCACGCTTCTGGTATCGTTATAATCAAAAATATCTTTTCCAGATTTGCGTAATTGATTCAATACCTCTCCCTGCTCTTCCACTTTGTTTTTATGATAACTTGACATACCGACTGGTTTCATAGTAGCTTCAATCACGATATGGTGACGTTGTACGGGTAATTCTTGAGGAATGTGAATTGGTACTGGCGATGAATCCCTGAAAGAAAGTCGAGACATTTTACTGGTATTATTGATATATATATACTGTTTTTTTTTCCATTTTATTCGAGGACCAAGGCCCGAATTTTCTCTTTCTGTTTACCACATTGTAAACGCGCCGGAAATGCCATGTATAATATTTGAACTGTGCCTTGGCCATCGGCTCCGCCCGCGCTTCGCGCTCCATCCAGTGAATCCGTCAAAATAAGAGGACATTTTTATCATAGTTTTCGTCAGTCTGTGAAAATTCCACACTGCTTCGCTTGACATTCTCCTTAGCCAATAATCTTTGGTTTTTTTTACAAAAATAAATCACTATTAATGAAATCTCAAACACCAACAATGAGGAAAATGGTAGTTTCATATCCGTTAACTGATCAAATCGCAACCTATAAATTATTACAAGATAGATACAGAAAATAGAAACCAAAAGAAAAAATTCTTGCCAATAACTCATTGTACCCGCACCACAGCATGATTGCGTTGTTGTTTTGACTGGCATCCTGTTCACAGCGAGACAACAAAGGATAAGTAAGTGCCACCATAACATTGATAGAAAAATCTTACGCCATTCAGTATCGTCGACATCGTCAAATAAATCGTACAACATTGATGACAAATAAAGCCAAAATACACCAAGGAAAACGTCGTGTAATATGTATACCGACATTAACATTCGGTATTTAATTATTGCAGGGGTGGTTTTGGATGCCGCACATTGTAATAAGCTAATAAATTGTGGGATTATTGACAGTAACCAGGACAAAGAGACAACAATCCAACAAGTAGATATGAAATCAATATTGCTCTCTATATCGTCTTTAAAAAAGAAAGTCAATACTAAAGCAAGACATGCCAGTATTCCTGTCAATACTCGCATGTTTCTTGACGAAGTCTTGATTAATTTTGGATCTTGAAAATAAGTAATATTACAACATTTTGTTTGGCGCATATCTTTTATACCCCGTTGTATATCAGATGAAGTCATATATGTATCATAATCGTACTTTGACAGTGATATGAGTGCTAATAATAATGTGAAATACCACCAGTCTACTGCAGCCATATACCAAAAAACAACATTTGCCATGCAAGACAATATGAATATTTCGAGCATTAATATTGCTAATATTGATTATTTAAATAGGGTATTATTAAGGAAAAAATGACATCAACAATGACATCAACACAAACACAATGGTTAAATGATAATGACGTTAAGGAATGGTTGAAAGATAGACAAACAAAAAATAAATGGTCGGCGGATGATATTCAGCAACAGGTTATATTTTGGTACAATACTGTTGAAAACAACGGCATTGATCAAAATGGTAAGGGTACGTGGACACAGTTACCAGATTTACCGACCGCTATGGATGTTGAGAAAACTATCAAATATATCCAAGAAAAGATACCAAAAGAAACGTGGGGTTGGAAATTAGGATCAGAGGACGGTGACGTTTATTTGAATTGGTGGTCTTACATGCGTAGATTGGCCACACTGCAACCTGAAATATTAAGAAATTATTTTTCAAATACACAGGATCAACTGTTACCTACGAACACGCAACAACAAGCGCAAGAACAACAACAAGAGTTTGCAGGACAATCCGCTTCGCTTCAGTTGTATTTCATTTATCCGACTTTGGATAAATGGACAAAAAATTTTACAAGCGATTTGACAAGCGGTGAGAGCATTGGTTATAAGCCAGAGAGGAGCGGAGCGAACCGGAAATTGGACATCGAAAGCTTGAACACTGCGACAAAAGCTCAAGATGTGATTTTGGCCATATTCGCTCAATGGTTAGTTCTACTTGCGAATGATCGACAGATGTTTACCAATGAAAACATATATAATCCAGGAATACCAAGAATACAAACAATAAATGGAAAGGAAATAGTAAGACTCGATTTGTATGGAAATGATGAAGAAGGCGAAATACAAACACGTGACTATTCGGTAGTATTTTTGTTAAAAGAAGGTAGTAAAATTCTTTATGAACGTGGCATCGCCACAGATTCGTGGTTTGATATTAATAAAAATTATACATGGTTATTACATGAAATATAAATCAATACTTTTTTTTTTTTACAGTACATTGTAAAAATATTTTTTGTTGGTGAAAGCCGAGGACTAACGCCCGAAATATGAGTTATTGAAATTTGGATTATTAACGTGAGTCATAGTAATTGTACTATCCAACAGATGTAAAGCCAACATGAATCCACTCAACGCTCCAGTAAAGAACAGTATCGACAAAAGAAGAATCACTCGCATTTCTGAATGTGAATTGCACATGCACATTAACATAACCAGAACCACATACATAGAAATCCCCACACTCGATAATAAATTTTCAGCCATAAATATATCTTTGAATGTTCCATCGGACAAAACTACGCCCAATACACCACCTATCGCCAAAAAACACGCTATAACAAGCCAATAAATCTTAGAAATGAAACTTGACAATTCACGCAATTTCATTAATTCATAAATATTGTTTCGCTTGCCTTTGCAAGCTTCGAGATCATCATCAAAGAGCATTTGATCGTCTTCATTTTTTGCTGTGTTCGCACGTCGTGACATTTTTATATTGCTTAGATTGCCCTTATATATTCGATTTGCGGGCTTTTGACTATCGACTCCGCCAAAAAAAAAAGATTTCTCGCGTTTTATGCCAAAGTGTATCAAGAATACATACATTTTTTTTTTGATTATTACACTTATGTCTTAGAAGTTTGGGCATTTGCCTGCTTCTTTTGAAAGTCATGCTGTTGCTTTAACAATTCATGCTGGCGCTCGACAAGTGGTTTTTGCTCTGGAATTTCTTTGTGCGGAAGAGCGTGCGCGCTACATGTATGTTTGACGAGGACAGACCATGGAATAACACCATTTTGATAGTGTTGGTATAATTCTTCTGAATTCGCGAAAGGCGATATTGGAAATAATATTTCTACAGCTAATTTTTTCTTTAAAGCATAAACCTCAGAAATATTATTAGTATTTTTCTTTCGTTTTCTTTTTCCAAGTGCTTTCATTACTTTGTCTGACATTTCTTTTGCATAAATGACCGAATAAATGTGTTGACACGCGTCTTGTATCATATTTTTCCAATTCATCACTGATTTTTGGAAAATATCGTGGGAACCCTCACTGTCAGTTTTGTGAGGCGTATCACTCATAAACAAACCCCTCGGTACACCAAATATCCCACAAATAATATCTTCTTGGGTTTTGAGTTGTGCAACCAAGTCAGAACGACCAGTCTGCTGTGGAATATTTACTACTTTTTGACCCAAAGGTAAAGATACCACATTTTCTAAAACATTACCACCATCTGAAATACCACCTCTTCCACCAAAAAAATTATCGTACATTTGTTGTTGTTGTTGTAATTGTTCGACATTCGAACGATTTCTTTGAAATTTATTTCGGTCAGAGTCGTCTTGCATGTCGCCGTCCGCGTAGTAATCGTATTGAATTCCCTCAATATTATCAGATTTAAGGTCAATAGACTCTGTCAAAATTTTAGGATTTGCACGGGTTTGTTCCATTGATAGGGATGTACCCATTAAAGAATTCATATATCGAACAGTTGGAAGCAGATTACAAACAATTGAACAAACGCGGCCATTAGGGGCAGGTGAAAATCCAAAACTGTCTAACACAATTGTATCAGGAATAATATTATTTTCATCATCTTTCACAAAATATTCACGGACGCCTAAAGTATATTTTAAATATACGGTTACCTCGGTTGCTTCGACTATAATAGGTACGCGCAAACCATCATCCATTGTTATAATACGTACTACTGCAAATCCTTGAGAGATTACAGAGTCTAAAAGACCTTTGCAGAATGGTAACCAAAAATCAGTCATAATTTCCTGCATATGAGGGTCTGACGGTGTTTTACCAGTTTGATTATTAAAAGTGATACCGTTACTAAATATCTGCTGTTGGATTATATTTCGACAAGTATTGATAGTTGGGGTTAAACGAAGAAACATAACACCGTTTTGTAAATCATTTTTATTGATTACTATCGCATGGTCCATTTTTTTTTTGGTGGTTTAGCAGTGATGATGGCTTTATATAGTAAAAAAATGGGCCTTGGCCCTCGGTCGCTTGTGGGGCCCGTAAATAATATAATTATTTACGGGCCCCAGCCCTCGGCTCCGCACGGGCCTCAATATTTTATCATATTCACATGTCAATCCCACACAGAATTGACAATATCGATCGCATGCAAAATTGTGCATGCAGCAATGCCGTCGCGTATAATTTTAGTTTTGTACGAAAAATCGACAGCGTCTGTATATTTTAATGAAAAAGGAAAATGTCGGATCAGTGTCTTTGTTTTGGAACTATATGTCTCTTTGCATCGGATTGTCTGAGTAGATATATCCGAATGAACGACTCGACCATTGACCATCGCTTGGATTTCGGAAATAGGGTGACAAAAATAGATATAATTGTCCTTCATTCGGACATTGTCAGATTCGATGTTCTTATTAGTTAAAACCATATAGTTCTCATCTTGGCAGACAGACGATAATAATGTATTGATATGGCGAATAGATACACGCCAAAACGCATCATTTATTTTGGTACTGTCCACAGTGTCAGTTTCGAAATTCATATCGGATATGGAAGGCTTTACAAATAGAACTGGTGTTGTATCTCGTAGAAAAAATGTTAAAAGGGACGTAGATGCGATACAGAGTAATATATACAGACATTTTTTTTGAGAATTATGTAATTGAGATGGTTCCCTGTACAAATTTTTAGGGCGTGGTCGACAACATTTCATTTTATTTCTTTACAAAAGAATAGTATATATACTGCATAGGATTTTTTTAAAAAAAAGGATTGGATGTCACGTCGTCAAAACACAAAAGAATTCTACACTGCTCAAAAATTATATAATGAAATAGAGCTGTTCAGGTTGTTGTTGTCAGACAAAACACAACACATGGAACTCAAAATTTTAGCTCTTAGAATTCAAACATTTCTTTCATTTATGAATACTTCCGAATTAAGTAAATTATCAACACTTTATGACAAAACAAATTTGAATCAAACTTTACAAAAGATATCAGAAGCTTCAGTAGGTTTCATGATTGATAGTAACGAGACCAAAGTCAATGATTCAGCATATACGTTAGAGAATTTGATTCAAAAATCAGAAAAACGCGAAAAAGATATAATAGATGAAAACAGAAAAAATAAGGAAATTAAAAAATTAAATGAGAGTCAAACAAAAGAGGTCATTAGACCCAAAATAGATATCATTAAAAGCAAAATTGTTGTGACAAAGGATATATCAAATGTCAATTGGCAATGGAAACCACAAAATGATGATTTTTGGATACCAATTAAAAAAAATACCATAGTCAATGACGGAGTTGTTCAAGTTACAAATAAAAATACGTCAGTTGCTTCAAACAAAATTGACATAACACGTGAAATCAGAAATATGGTACGTAAACAAAGAACACAAACCAATAAACTGGTTAAAGGTGACAAAGAATACACAGTCAGATTAAAACAAGCCAAACAAAAAATTGTCTCCGAAATAAATGTACAGACTGAAGAAATACCAATTGAAGAAAGGGGATATACTTTCGAAACTATCAGAAAAAATATGAGAAAGCGTATTATTGGTGATCCATTGCTGCCATACCACGTGTCTCAACCTTTTTATGACAGAGTGACTCAATTAATTATAGATGGTAAAAACAAAAAGTCAGATTTAACCGATGCTGATGTTTTGCGAGTTTTTCCAACTATTATGTTACAGACAGATAAAATTGCCAAAAAAATATTAAAAATTAAAAAAGGGTTTTTAATCAAAGTCAACAGTTCTTCAGAAGTCGACAGTTCTTCAGAAGACGACAGTTCTTCAGAAGACGTTTCTTTATCAGACTTATCAGACAATTCCGATTTTGATTATGAAAGTGAAACAGACGAAAGTGAAACAAAAGAAAATGAACAAACCCCATCTCCAGAAGAAGAAGCAAAAGTTGAAATGGTATCGAAATTAATTTTAGAAGAAGAACAACAAAGACAAAAAAGAATTCGTAAAGAAGAACAACAAAGACAAAAAAAAGAAGAACAAGAAGAAAGAAATAAAAAAGAAAGACAAAGAATTCGTGTACAAGAAGCACAAAGACTTAAAGAAGAAGAAAGACTTAAAAAAGAAGCAGAAAGACTTAAAGAAGAAGCAGAAAGACTTAAAGAAGAAGAAAGACTTGAAGAAGCACAAAGACTTAAAGAAGAAGAACAAAAACTTGAAGAAGCACAAAACAAACGTGAAATTGCTGACAAAAGAAGACAGCAAATGTTGAAACAGCAAGAATTGGAAAATGAAGAAAATGAAAGAAAGCTCGAACTCGAACTTCAACGAGAAAAAGCACAACAATTGGCTCTTAGAAAAGCAAAAGAATTGGCTCTTGAAGAAGCACAAGAATTGGCTCTTAAAGAAGAAAAAAGACTTAAAAAAGCAGAAAGAAAAAGACTTGAAGAAGCACAAAAGCAAGAAAGACTTGAAGAAGCACAAAAGCAAGCACAAAAGCCAGAGCCTAAATCCAACGAAGGAGAAACAAAAACCAATGTTGATGGTATCAATGTTGATGGTATTGGTAAATTTGTACAAGATCAAACTTACAAAATTGAGTACGATGCGGATAATATATACGGAAAGATAGCTGCTGACGCAATGCGAAAAACGCTCAATGACACGTTTATGAACAAGGATTTCATCTCTAAGTTTGATAATAACACTACTTTAGAACAGTTGCGACCCATTCTTGCAGACCTTTTTCCAATATGTGAGTTGTGTGATTTGACGGACGCTCAATTAAAAAAGACGGTAAATGGTAACCAGAGTTTAGTGTCAACGGCCTTGAATATGTTTTCCAATGCTCTTACAATAACTGATGGATCAGATATTGCAATTGTCATAAAAATGTTAAAACGTATGCTTACGTCTGATAAAGATGGGAAATATCAGCCGTCTACAGAAGAATTAACATATGTAGGCATTGTTGATGGTGAAAATGAAACACAATTAATGTCATTTAAAAATAAGAATGGAGACGAGCGCTATTTCAATAAATATCTTGCACCATTTTTTTCGCAAGTGATGAAAGTCATGAAAGAGTTTGAAACAAGGAGTAAAGGGGAAAAATCATCCAAAAATGGTGATTTTTTTATTTCAGAGCAAACAAATAATATTTACGAAATGCGAAACAATTCAGCTAAACATGAAACCACAAATAAGGAAACAATAGGTAAAGCATACGCCCGTTCAAAAGGTTGGGTTGTACCCCAAAGTGCTATAAACCGTGAAAATAGTGGAGCAAGGTATAAAGCAGGAGCAAAAAAAGAGGGTCAGCTAAAATTTCAGATCGCCGCGAGTCGTTACACACCATCAATCCCAGCAGGGGAATTGTCAGCAATGTTAGCCGAACTCTCATCAATGGAAAGCGAGTCCGAGTACGCCTCGGAAGACGAATTTGAAGAATTAGCCTCTGAAGAATTTGCATCCGATTCATCAGAATTTGCCTCCGACGAATTTTGAAAACAAAAGTAAATTGTAGAAAAGACATATAAATAGATAGTAATTCAGAATAATAATAAAGTAAATGTCTCATCAAATAATGTTGTGTTTCGTCAGGTCCGACTCTGACATCTTAGAAGCCTCTTGGTTAAATCGTGCGGCGTCTTCACTGGCTTCAAACGACGACGGGTCCGCGCCGTTTATCCACTCAGAGTTGTTATTCTGTCCGCCCGGTGCCGCTTCTGGCAAAGATTCTGTCGCAGGATTGGCGTGTTCGATTGTTTATGGTTCTACCGTTCATTTAGAAACGAAGCGATTTTCAAGAAAGGAGTGGTTTTTTAGGTCAATGAATTGTTCAAAAGGACAGTACAACGAAATGATGTCTTTCTGTCAATCTGCAAAAGGCAACGGGTTCAATCATCTCGGTTACTTTTTGTATTGGAGTCCAATAAGTCCTTCACCAATGACGTATACATATCTGGGGTTATCTCCCAGATATTTTTGCAGTGAAGTCGTCATCGCAGCGTTGAAAGCGGGCGCTATATTAGACTCGTCGGTCAGTAGTAGCATCCATCCAAATGATTTGTACAAATTGGTCAAAGAAAATAGTATGGCAAATTGTGCACGTAGTATGAACTCTGTAAAGCTTAGTTTTGTATAAAAAATTACATTTCTTTTATTTTTTATTTTACAATGTATTCACCTCTCCACTTTGGATGTGTATTGTTTTTAAGAATTGTGCGCACTGACGTAGCAGTCTTATATCCGATCGCATTGGCTGCAGCTGTAAGTGATGGGTATTCTTTTTTGGTGTTACTGTTTTTTTCCCAAATACGGCAAGGACGGTTGTTTGATCTTTCAGTGTTCTCTTGAGGTGTCAGGAATTGCAAATTATTGGCACAGTGATTGGTTGACTTAAAATCAATGTGGTCGACCTCCAGTTGATATGGTCCTGTAGAAAATGTCCAAAATATGCCTGTCTTAGCTTTCTGTTCGGCAATGTACTCATTCATTTGCTCTCTGTGGAAAACCAAGGCCACAATACGATAAAAGTAAAGATTCTTTTTCATCAAAACAAACTGAGGGCGTTCCTGGCCTCGAAAGTCTCGAATCTTTGCATTTTGAGTGGATTTCGTCACAGTTTTTAATCTTGCCATGTTGCTGACGTAGTATTCCTTTAGTTTAGGTATCGGTAATTTCAAAGTTTTATGATCGGCTGCCGTGACGGGTTTCCAAATTTCACCTTCAAGATCGGGCAAGTGGTACCAGGAGAATTGCGCCAAGCAATCCTGACCGTCGTATTTAAGCTTGACCAAACTATTTCTGGTAGGCATATCTTCGAGTGCAATAGAATCTGCAATCTGAGACGATTTAAGCTTGTAATCGATCATGGCTTTTTTGCGATATTCGTAATTGATGACAACAGGATTGCCTGCGGAATCGTGAAGGGGGTTGCCTTTGGAAACCAAAACGGTCATGGTGCAGGGGGCTGATTGACTCATGGCATTCTTTGCTATGGTTTCGGCCGACCGAGTCGTTTTTGCATGGTGTTCTTTTTTGGTCATAATCATTCCGTTTGGGACATCATTGTTGGTTTTGTTGTTGTCAATATGATCTACTGGAAAGTCACTGCCAAAACCTCGGAGAGGTATACCAGTAGTGGCGAGCTTGGCCGCAGGTGTTAACTTGCCCCAAGCCAGACTGCCAAATTTCAGGGCTTGTGTTTCAAATACCTTGCCATAATCGTCTGCAATTATAACGTTTAACCGACCCTCATAGTTATCTTTCGCTGTTGGAGTTGTATGTCGTTTGAAATCTTCACGCATCCGAATAAACAGGCAGGTTAAACTGGCAAAGGTTAGATCAAATCCATGTCCAATTTGTTTGTAGATTGTGCCATCTTTTTTAATTGCATTGGCTTCTTTTGGATTGTCACATTCTGCTGGATGGCAAAGGTCACAACCCTGGCAAAGCCCACCGCACGATGCCGCAGTAAAGAATAAAAAAACCAAATTTTCTATTCCAACGCATTTTTTTTTTCTATCGGCTGTGTCTTCGACATCTGCCCCCGAATCCTGTAACGGTCTTTTACACATTTCATTGGTTCGGCTCCGCCAACAAAATCTAATCATTTCTAAAATATGTGATATAAATATAGGTTTTTTTATTTTTGCTGTAGGTTTTTTTTTTGCTGTGAGCAGAGCTCAGACAAAAATTCTAAACTTTTTTTTCCGATTTTGATTCTGGCAAAAACCTATATTTGTAACGAAAATCCTGAAAAAAACACCGGAATATTCCGGTGTTTTTTCTAAAATATGTGAAGAAAATATAGGTTTTTGCTGATTTTAGATTTTGCCATTTTTACTTAGTTTAATATTTTTAAGATTTTTGTGCACTGACTTTGCACTCATGTTCGGCATGTGTTTTGGCTAAAGCCATGACTCCAAAAATTGCGGCTCCTACACCGACTATGAAAAAAAGCCACTTATCGACAGATAATTTTGAATTATTATCGTAGACAATAATACCGTTAATTATTGTACACATGCACCACACGGATTGGTAGATTAATATACAATAATAAGCGTTGAATTTTTTCAATCCCACATTCAACCACTGAATATGAACAATTACAGAGGTTAAACACAAACAAATGGCGCACACCAAGCAATCAGGTCGCACAACCAGCCTATTTTTTTCTATATATTCTGTAACCGCGAAAGCGATGTATTTGCCAAAAACGGGCAGCTGTGCACCTAAACCACCTGCGATGAGTGGGTGACCTGCTTGTTGCGCCCATTTTGGCAAACTTTTGCAGCGATCCAAAACAACAGAGATAGAAATAAACACTACCCAATTGAATACTATAAACACGCTCGATTTTACCCGTCCCAATAATTCTGGAGGTGTCTTTTCTGAGGTTTCTCCGTTGACAGAACTAACTAATGCTATCGTACAACCTAAAAAAATAAAGATAATCGGTATCATTTCGCTTTTTGTTGGTGATTCAAAGAGTACAATTCTTGTGACAAATAAATTAATTACGATAGATAACGTAGCAAATATTCCCACGACCGAAGTCGGCAGAAAAGCCAGTGCTACAAAATCGAGGATTGACGCACTTGCACTAAGGATTATGGCAATTAAAAACAATGGTCGTAAGCAGACTGTTGAAGTCAGTGGTATTTTCCTCTTTTGTTTGCAGTGGCGCGGGTCTTTGAAATTGGTTTGACTTTGAGCTATTTTTTGAAAATTCATACTCAAACTACTTGAAACCTGCGCAAGAACCAACAAACAGAACCCGACAATAGCCGTAATAATCATTTGTTGAGTAAATTTTGGACTTAAATATAAAATGTTTTAGTATAAAGAAAAAATATGTGGATTTTGTAGTTATTTTTTGGTGGGCGGCTGGGCGCCGCCAATTTTATCCGAGGACCAAGGCCCAGCTAATTTTTTTTGGTGAAACACTTCGTTGGCGACTTAGTATAGTTTACGAATTTTCATAAAATTGTTCATATCATCACATGTAATGGTTTCACGTTTGGCAATACCAGCAATAAACGCTGCCCCACTAAAAATGGTAGTCATTTCTTGTTCTGTAGCTTCTTGTAAGGCCTCTACTGCATCAGCGTTGAAACGTAAAGAACCTACTGAATGTTTTTCTGCTTCTTGTTTAACAATACGTTTGAATGTAATTTTTGGAAACATTGGCGTAGTTTTTTTTTGAAGTAATTTTACTTCCTTTTCGTTCCGATGTTGTTTGCGATTTTTTTTAACCATTTTTTTTTGGGGTGTATTTATTTGATTGGATGTTGACATTTTGATTTGTTGTATATCACAATTATTGGAAATTTCCAATAATTGTGATACGTTTTTTGGATTTTATATTTTGCTTGAAGGTGATGATTGGCGGAGCCGAGGTACAAGGCCCGAAAAATCCCATATCTTTTAGGAATATTCTGTTTTTTTGTCTATATACGATTATGTTTTAGCATTGATCAAATGAACGTAATCACCGGGTCAATTTCAGCAAAAGATGTGGAAATATCATTTAATCGGAATGATATTACATTGAAATCAAATGGAAAAATTAGTATGGTCATTCGTGATATTTATTTTGCCGCTTTTGAAAGAGTTTCGCCGAAATTGAAAACGTGTGAACTCGTATTGGTTAACAGTGATAATCGGCCAGTGATTATAACAATTTTACAGAAGCTCCTGCCGCAGATTACGGCACTTTTGCAGTGCCCGATAATTAATATTGGACAAGATCCTGAGAACTGGTCTCGACTTAGCTCTGTTGCTCGCAAAAACGACTGGCAAAAAAAAGATTGGCTGCATGTTTTTTCCGACGACGAAGAAGAATCTTCGTCGGAAGAATGGCTTCCAGGTAATGAAAGCAGCGAAGACGAGGACGAATTTCTAATGGATAATGAATCTGATAGTGAATAATGTATTCCGAGTAGAACCATAATGTATAAAAATCATTTATTCTCCATTCTCCATTCTTACACGGGCTATGGTGTCATTTTTTTCTTTCTCTTTATTTTCTAATTTTTTTGTTTCTGCTTCTTCTTTTTTAATTTGACGCAACCTTTGTTTCTCAAATTCATTCTTGCCATTTTCTGCGTCTCTCACAGCTTGTGTTTCTTTTTGAATTTCATTTTTCATTGTTTGCAGTTTTTGTTTCATTTTATTTAATTCTTGCTCTGCTATATTTAATAATCGTTCTGCATTTGCTTTATCAACTGTAAGTTGACTGATTTTTTGAGTGTTGGGGTATGAAGGTTTACTATATAAAATTTCCTGTTCTTCTTTAATATCATCATCAATGGTGTTTACGTCTATTGTTAAATCGTCTTTTATAATTTCTTCCTTGTTTTTAATTTTTGTTTCAAGTTTTTCAAAATTTTTTATCATTTTTTGTAGTTTCGTGAGATCTTTGGTTTTGAATGTTGCAGCGACTAAGTTAAGTGATTGCCTTTCAAAATTTTCGGTGTTTGAAATCGAGTTATTATTCGATATTGTTTTTGTAATTTTTGCCAACAAAAGTAATGCCATTAAAAATGCTAAAAAATAATTCATTACTGAATGTGTGTGCAACGGTTCTGTTTTTTGGAAGTTTTTTTGGCGGTGCGCCTGGCCAAGGTCCGGTTCAAATGTCGTTTCTGAAGATTCGAAATGAGTTTCAAAACAATTACAAGTATGAGAAAATTGAGGATATTTTTTCTTTACAAATGTGACAGCATCCGCAACAGACATGCCATATTCTTTTTTTAGTTTCTGAATATTTTTATTTATTTCTGTCATACCTTCGTTACCGCCCGCTTTCAAATTGTTCATAATTAATTGATGAAACATTTTTTTTTTTTTATCGCAGGCTAAAGAAACATTGGTATATACTATATTTTTTTTGTTTATATATTTAATCGGAATTAATTAAATTTTCTACAGATTTTTGCATTGTAATTTGGTAATTGTCGTCTTGTAGTATTGCTTGTTGAAATGTATGTTTGTGAAAAGGAACCCGTGTATGTCTTTGCGGCGAATACAGATACAAGACATCAGGTGATTTCTCGCTAAGTTTGAGAATTGGTCTACGTTTATTTGTATTGTCCACTACGTTTAACAAGAAAGGTTTTTTATTTAAAATGAAAACACTTGTAGAAAATGATGGGTTATAAAACGAAGACCTGTTTATCAAATTTTGACATATTAATTGCGAAATTGATTTATCGGATCTATCGGACATTATTTATTGTTTGAATTTGTAAATATATAATCATATTTTTCCAAAAAATGTGTTACATATCTCGGTATTTCCTATATCTTTCTGTGTATGAATCATTTTGGATTTCTGAAATTCCCACCATGAAATAATAAAGTTGTCATTACATTTTGTACATGAACGATAGTTGGGTTGACAAATTCACATGCATCGAGAAGTTGTAAAGAAAATTCAAGAATAGCATTCCAATCTTCTGCTGAAAAGAGTGCATTTTTGTCAATTTTGCTGTTTCTTCCGCTCCAAAAATGTTTCCAGCTATAAACAGTCAATCTATCTACAACTGTTTCTATTTTTATTTGTTTGTTATCATGTACGGCCCCACGCAGCGCAACAACACCAATGTCTTTCGCGTATTCAATCACTGGTGGTGGTCCGCGAGATTCTAATAAAGATTCGAGTTCCATATAGTCTAATTCTCTTTGTGAATATAATGATATGATTTCGTCGTCGTCATCTGGATGGTCTGAATCATAACTGGCATCCGAAAAATATTCCATTTTTTTTGTGTATTTGCTATTCTTTTTACAATTTTTATTATATATTATTATTTTGCTATCTTATCAGAATAAAATCAGGATTTTCGTAACAAATTTGAGTAAAAATCTTATAAATGTTACGAAAATCCTGATTTTATTTGATAAGATAGCAAAATGATAATATATTAATAACATCAAACCAAAGCGGCGACATAATGTCCGTAGGAAGATACGATGGAGCCTGTCCAATTCAAATTATGAAACGTCTGCCTTCGGCTACTCCTGCCCCTCGAGGGTGTAAAAGATTCAGAGATGAAGAGGAAGACTATTTCACAAGCAAAAAAACACGTCTGCCTTCTGCCCCTCGAGGGTGTAAAAGATTCAGAGAGGAAGAGGAAGACTATTTCACAAGCAAAAAAACATGTCTGCCTTCGGCTACTCCTAACCCCAACAAACTAATAACGTTAAAACGAGATAATTCGCATTTTGATATTGAGAATAATCTTCGTAAAAGAATGCGTTACAGTAAGCCAAGTGTGGAAGAAACAATTGCATATTTATTGCCACACATCCGCGAGTTACGTCGCCTTTATCACATTGAAGTCGAAATGAATTCTGCTAAGTCTGAGCATATTTTAGAATCGCACAAACTCATGTCTCACGAAATCGAAGCAAAGAAACAATTAATTTCTAACAACAAAACAATTTTGAATGCTTACTATAAAGTAACTGCCGAGAATAATCGGTTAAAAAGAGAATTAGATTTGACGAAGTATCGATTGAGTTTAATGTAAAAATTTTTGGGCCTTGGCCCTCGGCTCCGCCCGCGCTTAGCGCTCGATAAAAAATATTATTACCCAGGGTTAATAAAATATTATTATTACCCAGGGTTTCTATTATTAATAGCGCCAGGTCTTACCATTTATTGATAACAAGTATGTACTTAGAGCTAATGGTCCTATTTTTCGATGTACTGCAATAGCTGGTATTCTATCGTCATGTAGAAATGAAAAATCCAATGGAACGTTGATTTTCGTGTGGCCTCTACCGTATTCAATACCACTCTTTGTAGTTAATAGTTGTGACATCGAGGCATTGGACCGAGCGATGTACACCGTTTGTGTACCCACCCGTGCAATATAATCACCATGGGCGTCTTTCACTACATCTGTAATTGCACCAATGATTTCATTCCAATCTGACAAAGCTAACATTTGAAAAAATTGGTTAATGATGCGGGCTAAAAAAAAAAAGTTAGAATATTCCTAACATTTATGGGATTTTAGAACATGTAAAGCAAAATAACTATATATTTTACATATAATTACATAAATGAGCGACTATACTATTTTAAAAGGTAATTTCCCATTACTTTTTTTCTATTTTCTGTTAGGGTTTTCTTTTGCCTTTCCATCGATATCGATCCGTTATTTCCTCATGTCGTTCACTACGCCTTCTCAAATGGCGGCGATGATGGGTATTTTCGCGTTGCCCTGGGTTTTTAAGCCAATTTACGGATTTGTAAGCGACACATACACTATCAACGGTTATCGAAGGAAGCCGTATATGATGATCGGTGCATATTTCTCTTCTATGATGTGGGTAATCCTTCCATTTTCTCCGAAAGATGAATTTTTGGTTTCAGTATGTATGACATTTGCCAGCTTGGGCCTATGCGTGTCAGATGTAATGGCTGATTCGCTGTTAGTTGAAGCTGCGAGGCAAGAAAACGAAGAAAATAAAGGAATTGTCCAAAGTTACTCCTGGATTTTTCGTTTTACAGGTGGGTTGGTGGGTTCTATTTTGGGAGCTGCCTCGTACGACGGACTTGGGTATGTGGGCGTCTTTCACTTGACTTCAATGATACCATGTGTGATAGTATTGTTGGCATTAGTTATAGAAGAAAAGGAGATAGTGCAGAAAACAGATTTGAAATTAACCACTGGCAAATTATTTCAGGCAATCAAGCAACCTCAGATTTTCAAACCTGCAATTTTTTTGTTTCTTATCTGCACAACTCCCAGCTACGGTGATATTCTGACTTATTTCTATAAAGAAGAACTGTCATTTACCCCGGACGAATTTGGGTCGTTGGACGTACTGGGACATGTTGTCAGTATAGTTGGTACGATTATATACAAAAAATACTTGCGCAAAGTGAAATTACGCACAATATTCTGTTGGGCATTAGTAGCTTCGTTTATTTTGGAAAATACCATGTTGTTATTGGTATTGCACGTAAATCGGGACTGGGGGATACCCGATTATGTTTTTGCTTTTATAGAGCGGATTGCTTTGACACTGGCTGGCCAATTTGTCACGATGCCGATGGTCGTCCTGGGCGCAAAGCTGTGCCCAAAAGGAGTTGAGGGAACAACGTACGCATTATTAATGTCTATCACTAATTTGGGCGGTATAGTCGGAAGTGAGCTTGGATCTATGTTGGCGGGAGTTTTTGGAATAACGGCTTCCAATTTTACTTCATTATGGAAACTGATGTTATTATGCCACATTTGTGATTTGATACCATTAAGTTGCCTCTCTTTATTACAACGGAACGAGCCGTAGGGCAGTGGTTATTATTACCCGTGAATAAAAAAATTTGAATGTTCCCCAATATAATTAACGATTTTTTTTGCTGTATCAACAAACAAAAAACAAAACGCACATGCAATATAGAACAGGTTGAGCGAAACGGAAATAATTTTCTTAAAACAAAATCTACAACAACGAAAACAACGTATCCATACATTTATAAACCACAAAGCACAGAATAGTGCCAAAATTTGAGGTATATAAAACAACAAATCTATCATGTTATATATAAATAAATTTGCTTTTTATATAATGTTTTCAAGTATTTATGAAGCAATTTTACAAACCAAATGTTGCTTTGGGCAAACGTTTGGATAAATCTCTTTCTATGTGTTGTTTTTACATACAATTTTGCCTATAATTCAGCCTATGATTACACTTGGGACCGACTCCACAGTTGCCGCAATCCAGAAACATTAAAAAGTACCGTGCAAGATTATTGTGAAAATTTCCCGTGTGAAGATTGTAGGGTTCATTTTCAAGAAATGATTGAACAGTTTCAAACACAGTTGTCCATGATTGAAACCGAAAAAGATTGCAGACATTTTACGTGGATCTTGCACAACACCGTAAATCGGCGACTTGGAAAAAAGGAGCTCCTTTTCGACGAATGTCAGTGGTAACGTTGGTAAAATTATCTTATTAAGTATTTACTTATTTTTTTCTACGTTTTTGCGCCCTTATTGGTGGCGGTTCTTCCATTTTCTGTGCATAATACAACGCTATCAGCATCGCGTCTGCGACGTCATCCTTCTTATTTGCAGGGTAGGAGTTGAATAAATCTATATTGGCCTGACTTATTGGCAAATTTGGAATCATCTTAATAGATGCCTGTTTATTATTTTTATAATTACCAGTGCTGATATTAAAGTGTCTGCGCAAAGCCAAAGGCGATATCAGATGTGATTTCTCCCAGAAAAAACACTGAAATGCAGTCGCTACCGTTTTCATTTTGGCAATCATCTGTACTTCAATAGATATATAATCAAAATTTCCAAATATGTCTCCGCGATTGTCGATGACATTTTTTACTAAGAATGCGTACTTTGTCTTCAATTTTTTGTCGACATTTGCAGTCAAATCGATTTTGCCAAAAGCTGAAAAACATTTGGCTTCAGTATCGTATACACTATAACCTAAATTACGAATTCCTGGATCAATTCCGACTATGATCATTATACACAATCGTCTGTCATTACTTATACGACTATAAAAACCGCTGGGCAAACTATTAAATGGATTCGTTACCGAATGATGTGATTGATTATATCTCCACATTTTTAGATATGAAAATCACTGTGAATTTATTGTTATGTACAAAAAAAATCGAATTGACAAAATATACACTAAGAAAAAAAAGATTTGAATACTGCTGCTTGCAATATTACCCACGCCGTATAAAAAACGGTTCCTGCGTAAATACCAAATGTCGCCGGCAAAAATTGTCCTGCATTCATCTAAATCCTTTACAATCAAAAAATTTGTCTGTTTATTGCGGCATTTGTTTTAAAAAATTCCGGCCTAATATTAATATTCACGAGTTTGTAATGGGATTTCCAGCGGCACAAAACTTTTTTTGACAGCGGAGCGGATTTTGATTATTACAAAAACCTATATTTGTAACGAAAATCGCGGAAAAAACACCGGAATATTCCGGTGTTTTTTCCGAAAAATGTGAAGAAAATATAGGTTTTTGCTGGTTTTAGATTTTGCTGAAAATAGTTCAGTCAAAAATTCTTAACTTTATTTGACAGCGGAGCGGATTTTGATTCTGGGAAAAACCTATATTTGTAACGAAAATCCTGAAAAAAACACCGGAATATTCCGGTGTTTTTTCTAAAATATGTGAAGAAAATATAGGTTTTTCATATTTTAGATTTAGCTGAAAAAAGTTCAGTCAAAAATTCTTAACTTTATTTGATGATTTTGATTCTGGGAAAAACCTATATTTGTACAAACTGGACAAAGAGAATAGTATGGCAGATTGTGCACGTAGCATGAACTCTGTAAAGCTAAGTTTTGTATAAAAAATTACATTTCTTTTATTTTTATTTTACTTGCTCCGCAACACCTCGCCACTTTGGATGTGTATCGTTTTTAAGAATGTTGAACACTGTCGTATTACTATATCCCATCGCCTTGGCTGCAGCTACAAGCGATGGGTATTCAATTTGGGCATCTTTCTTGCCAATTTCCCAAATACGGCAAGGACGGCTGTTTGATCTTTGCTTATTCTCTTCAGGTGTCAGGAATTGCAAATTATTGGCACAGTGATTGGTAGACTTAAAATCAATGTGGTCGACCTCCAGTGTAGAAAATGTCCAAACTATGCCTGTCTTAGCTTTCTGTTCGGCAATTTTTGCATTCATTTGCTCTCTGTGGAAAACCAAGGCAACAATACGATAAAAAAAAAGATTTTGCTTCATCAACGTAATTTGAGGGCGTTTCTTCCCTCGGAAGTCTCGAATCTTTGCATTTTGAGTCGATTTCGTCACAAATTTGAATCTTTCCATGTTGCTGACCCAGTATTCATTTTGTTCAGACATCGGTAATTCCAAAGTTAGATGATCGGCTTTCTTCATTTTTTTCCAAATTTCACCTTCAAGATCGGGCAAGTTGTACCAGGAGAATTGCGCCAAGCAATCCTGACCATTGTAATTGATCTTGACCAAACTATTTCTGGTGGGACTATCTTCATATTTAATAGAATGTACAATGTTAATTGATTTAAGCTTGTAATCGATCATGGCTTGTTTGCGATATTCGTAATTGATGACAACAGGATTGCCTTCGGAATCGTGAAGGGGCTTGCCTTTAGAAACAAAAACGGTCATGGTGCCGGGGGCTGATTTACTCATGGCCCGCTTCGCTGTTTGTTCGTCCGACAGAGTCGTTTTTGCATTGTGTTCGGCTTTTGTCATAATCATAGCATTTGAGACATTATTGTTGTTTTTGTTGTTGTCAATATGGTCTACTGGAAAGGCACCCTTGAACTCTCGGAGGGGCATACCAGCAGTGCCACGCTTGGCTGCTGGTGTTACCTGACCCCAAGCCAAACTGGCAAATTTCAAGGCTTGTGTACCCATTGTGTCACCATAGTCATCTGTTATTCTAACGATCGACCGACCTCTGTGGTTATCTTTAGCTGTTGGAGTCCAATAGCATTTAAAACTTGCACGCATCCGAATAAACAGGCAGGTTAAACTGACAAAGGTTAGATCGAATCCCCGTCCAACTTGTTTGTAGATTATGCCATCTTTTTTAATCGCATTGGCTTCTTTTGGTGCACATACTTCTGGATGGCATTTGTCACACCCCTGGCAAAGGCCACACGATGCTGAAGTAAAGAATAAAAAAACCAAATTTTCTATTCCAAAGCACTGTGACGAAGTTCTCTGACGTTTCTTGACACTCGCCCCAGAATCTGGCAAGGGTCGTTTGTTTGACATTTATGATTTATAATTATATATAAAATTTAATATTTTCTAAAATATATGATACAAATATAGGTTTTTCAGATTTGGCTGAAAAAAGTTCAGTCAAAAATTCTTAACTTTTTTTTTAGATTTTGATTATTACAAAAACCTATATTTGTAACGAAAATCGCGGAAAAAATGTGAAGAAAATATAGGTTTTTGCTGGTTTTAGATTTGGCTGAAAATATTTATATATAATAAAGATCAATATTTTGATTATTCTACATCTTCTACCCCATCTTCTACAACGTTTATTTCTACATCTTTCGGAGAATGTGGTGGCGTGTCCTCTTCAAACATGATCATTTCAACCGCAACTATTGGTGGTTCGTCCATATCTTTGTCTGAATCTCTTGTAAGGAATCCACACTCACATTCAGCCATCACGCTGGCTGTCAATTTATCTATTAAAATTTGTTTATCGTCTTTCATTGTGAAAATGGACCAATCTTTTTCGTCGCATTTTGTTGGATTATCTACAAAAAAACTGATACATCGATATTGAATACCTTCAATTTCAATTTTAGCACGTACACATTTATTTTTAATCGTTTTACTGTTTTTCTTCGCTGACATTTTCATAAAAAACTCTTAGTTTATACGTATAAAAGAGTATTACTATCTGGATTCGTCAGTTAATTCGTTAGAAACGGAGACCACTATCCAACCTTCTTTTCCTACGACCCATTTCTGGAATTTGAAAATCCGACTTTACCACTTCTGGAATTGCTATAGCAGTATATGTCACAGGCATATCTTCTTTAGAATCTGTGTAACTCTTCGCTCTTCTACATAACAATGCACTACTCATAGCGAATAAAGCATGTGTAATCAACAAAATAACAGAGGACCATAACCACAGTCTATTGATAGTGTATCTGTGTGAATTACATACTGAAGAACAGCCCCAATAATAACAATAAGCGATTGCAGGCGGACCCGTAGCATTACTTATCGGTGTTTGAATCATATCCTCGTATTGAAGCTGAAGAATTGATTTAATAAAACTGGGATTATGAATTTTATCAACACTGGTTAACACTTGCGAACCTTCTGGCAAATTCCGCACAGCTTCAGGATTATCACCCCAACCATAACTTGCAGGATCGGCCCAATTCATATGATTTTCAATATTGTTGTTGCATATTAACTCGAAGCTATCCGAGGGGTTTTGTGATTGGCACGAATTTTCCTGAGCTTTTGTTTTCATACTGTCCCAATAGAAAAATTGACAATCACCACCCAGAGGATTCCTGTAAAGCTGTACGCGATCATGTATAGCTTCGAATCTGGTTGTTGGGCAGCCCGTACTTACACCACGGTCGGAGCACGTTCCCACTACATTATCGCCAACCATTCCCAATGATGAAAGCCGTGTGGTAACCATAACGGCTTCCATTATTGTTGCTACCAAAAAATAAATCAAAACAATTGTTATCACATTTCGATCGATTTTTCTCGGAACAGCTATTGCAATCATACCGAGAATCACAGTCAAAGATGATAATACTGTTTCGATAATAGATAGTGTATATGGAGTATCGGTTTCATCGATTCCCGATTGGCCGGACAAATGGATTTCATTATAGGGCGTTTGAATAAAAGTTGTAATATAAGAGAAAGTCAAACCGATACCAACAAATATGCATGATGCTGAAAGAATTGAGACTAAAGTCCAATCCATTTTTTGGAAAACAAACATACCTTTTATATACTGTGAAAATATTGAATGAAAAAGTTATTTTGGCGGAGCCGAGGGCCAAGGCCCAATTTTTTTTTATAATTGTTATAATTGGTAAGTCGTTACTCACGCTCAAAACACGAGATGTGTTTTATTCGCGAATTGTATTTTTTTGGGAAAGGTACTACTACTGTCATCTTGAGTTGTATGAAGCTTACAATATTGTCCAGTCACGCGTTTTCGACAGGGTTTGCCTTTTTTGGTCGTTCCTTGACACTGTTGAGTATTTTTGGATGTGCTTCTTCTTCTTACACCTTTTGTAACTCTTGGCATAATTTTTTCTCCGCCTTCTTTCTGTTCACCTTGACCGTTTTGACAGCCTTGATCTCCTTGTTCAATCATTTCTACGGTGGCACTGTCACTCTTAAATACCATTTTTGCTGCTTGAATAGCGTCGTTTAACTCTGACTTTCCTGTGATGAAATTTTTCCAGAAGTTCTTATCGTTTACTTCATCATCTAATCGATCTGAGATTGATCTTTGTATATCATCATCATTTTCGCCTGTAATAAATCGATATTTGCCGCGGAATGCGATTATATTTGTTATTGGGTTCACTTGTGCTACAGCTACCAGCATTTTCATATTTGTTGCCGTAATTCGTGGTTGGCCCTTATAACTTATATATTCTGCTGTTGTTGCAAGAGCTGCAACAGTTGTTCTTTCAAATGTACCAATGTAACTAAGTAATACTCTGAATGCCCCACCACCTAAAAGTGCAGCTTTGCCGGAGGAGGCAATCTCGGCGCCCCCTACACCAATGGTTTCAACAATAGCCGCAAAATTATCTACTATAGTGCCAAATATTTTTCCTTCTCCTCTCATGAAGCTTACAGGTATTTTGGTTATGTCCTTTAAGATATCAGCATAGCTACCTGCCATACTAAGAGTATAAGTTACCATATTATTAAAAAGACGCCATGAGTTTTGCAAAAATGTATTAAATGACAGCATAGTTGCAGCACCAAATTTTCTTTCCATAGAATATTCTGAAAGATCTGCTTTTCTTAAAGCCTCCATCGCTATTTCTCCTTTTTTTTTGCCAAAATTAGGTTCCAACGCTTTCTCATATAAGGCTATGTTTGTAGCTAACACCTCCATAATATACGTTTTCAAATCTTTCATTTTTGTAAATATTGGGTTCGCATTCCAAACCAAGACACTTAGCACGGCCGCCCTCGCCAATAGAATGTACATTCTATCTACTTTATCTCCAATAAATATGCGTGAATCAATCTCAATATCGCCACCGCTAATCCATTTCCAATGTGCAACTAAATTATCTTGTATCCATTGACCACTTTGTTTAACAACTAATGCCATTGTGGCGCTATTTAATGCAACTTCTAATGACATTATTTAAAAAATTGACGACACCTATTTATATGTGTAAACCACTGATTTTGACAACCTTTTAATTTTTTGATTTATTTCATTTACTAATTGTGGTAAGAATGTACTTTTAACACGTATAAATAGAGAATCGTTTCTTTTCAAATATGTCATTTAATACGTTTGTTTTGACTGATGGAAAACAAAATTTTTTCAATCAAATAAAATCTCAAATGGAGGACACAATTACAAATATGTACCATAATCTGGATCCTTCTATAAAAAAAATGAAACACAAAGACATTGCGAAACATTTGCGGGATAAATTTTTGGAAACTGAACCTGCTTTCTTTTCGACAGAACCGAGAAAAAAATCTACAACGAAACAAGGGATTGTAGTGAGTAATGCAATGTTATTTGCCATTATACTTTACATTTTAAGATTACTGACAGGAACCGCGGGGGCTGCATCTCCACCGGGCGCAAACCCACAACAACTCTTGTTAACTAATGGAGATAATTTAACTAATGGAGATAATGTGGGAGGAGATAAGGTGGGAAACGTCGGAACCACTGATACATTCGATGATTTTCAACGAGATCTACAAAAGGAATTGCGAAAGGAATATTTTGACGTTACTATCCCGGAAACTCTGAAAACATTTCAATGGGGGGTAGGGACCTTGCTGAAGACATTTCAAATCCCCAAAATTTTTCAAAATTTGGGAATGGATCTTGAAGATGTGACTGAAACATATATGACGGAAATTGTTATCCCTCGTATTCAGCAATCATGGTTAAAGAGTGCAGATAGCATAGTCTTCGCCGATGATTATAATAAAGTGAAAGGATCTGAACAAAAACTTGCCAATGATGTTATGCTAATGGGTTACCTGGTTCAAAAGGCAATACTATTTGACTATGATTTTCATGAAATGATTTTCAATGGAAAATATGAATCTGCAGTCGAGCGTGCAAAAGAGTTTACCTATAAAAACACCAAACGTTACAGAATTAAAACCAAGGACACTGATCGTAATGACGAAAATGAGACAGTTTGTAGAAGTATTGTTAATCGCTTAAAAAACGCAGATGAAAGGTTGAGATGGCAGGAAGGATTTAAACTGTCAAGCAGTGGTACCCCTATTAACAAAGTATTAGAATCAGCAACGTGGGGAAACATAATCGATTTACAAGACAAATATGACAAATTAGGCACTACGCCGAGGGATAGGAAAGCTATCCTCGAGGAAGCAGAAATAGGCGTCTGGTCTGCTGTTACACGACATATTGCCTATAGAATGGAGACTAACAATAATTTCCTTAGCGGAGAACAACGAAATGAGCTATTGAACCAAATTTTCTCGTCAGCTCAAGGTATTACTGTAACGGAGACTATAATACAAAAAGCGGCAATTAGTTATTTGAATACACAAACAGGTGAAAACGGTTCTGTGAAACAAATTGCGATCAATGCCGTAATGAGATATATTAACGGCGGGAAAATGGCGCCGTTATTAGACACGTTAAATCTTCAAGTAGAAGGATTTAAACAAGTTTTACTTGATGATCAAAAAAAAGACAAGCATGACAGAGTACAGAACACTGTAGATAACCTGGTACCGACCAGTTCGTTCTCTTTTTTGTTGGGTATAATCAATAGTATGTCGGCCACTACGGCAGCAGCTATTCTCGTCGGTACAGCCGGTACAGCAGCCGTCAGTTATGTAGCTTATCTTATTAAGGATGTGCTCTGGAAAATTCTCAAGTTCCCGTTCAAAGTTGCAGGAATGCTTTTTGACAAAATTGGAGGTACACCAACGGACTATAGCAAATATAATGTAGCCCAATTGAAAAATGAATTGAAAAAGAAAGGGCTTCTGACGACAGGAAAAAAGGCAGCGTTGATAGCACGTTTGACCGAGTCGTAATTATTTTGACTGATTATGCCAACCTTTTAATTTTTTGATTTATTTCATTTACTAATTGTGGTAAGAATGTACTTCGATCGATTAAATCGGATTCGTATAGTTGCTCTCGTGTCAATGGGTTATTTTGATGATTTCTAACCCATACCAATAGACATTCTTTATCAAAATAATGATTGGACGGTGTCTTGACGAGGTCAGTGCTATATTCTAATGAAATGGGACATTTTAACATAAAGCAAATTTCTGTCCAAATTTGTTTTCCTTTATATTTTTCTTCTAATTTTTCCATAACACAAATTAAAGCTTCACTGACATTAGCTGCTAAAATTTCTACTATCATATTTGGTGTAACATCGTCGTTGTACCTTTTGAACGCCATCCCTGCAAACTGTCGCAGTTGTATTTGTCGAAGCATAAAACTAAAAATATTCTTGTGAACTATTATTTTATTAGACGAAAGTAATACTTGTATGTGTTGCAAGCAATAATTCCTACATGCATATTCTAATGGTGTTTGATTATTGGCCATAACTTGGTTTGGATCGAGCCCTCTGTTTAAGCAGGTGTAAAGATAAAACGAGTTGACCGACATAACTACGTTGATGATGTTAGGTGGTATTGCTGTTATTTTCCTGACGACTTCTTGAAATAATCTTTGGTGTTGTCTTTTTATCACTGCTCTTAAGCAACGCGACTCTATATGGTGTGCATACCTAACGCATTTCAACGCTATTTGAACGTGTAGTGTGGATAAGATAATGCCCCATTCTTGTTGTGTCGGTAGAGATCCCTTTTGAATATAATTTAAAAGTGTTTCTGTTTCTGTTTCTGTCATGGTTTGTTTCAACCGAAATATGTTTTTCAATTTACTCATTCATTAGTCCGCTTCGCTCTTGTTTATATACGTTTTTCATGCGGAAATACTATCAAAAAAAACACTGTATATATAAACCATTTTTTTTTTACTATATAATTATGTCATTTACTTTAAAGGAATCTACAAACAAATATGAAAAATTTCATCGTCAAAAACAAATCACAATGACGTTTGCAGAATTCAATGCGGCACACGGTACATGTTTACCGGAAAACGAAATTGTTGAACGAACATTCATCAGTAGTCTGACAAAAGCTAAAAAGTCAGAAGGGATTCCTGTCACGCGTCGATTGTATTCCATTTATCACGGTCTGCACCAGAAGAACAACCAGTCTTCAAAAATCGCTACACCGCCGGCCTTACCTCAAATTGCTCAGAAAGTCGCGCTTCCTTCTGTTCTGGCAACCGGGGCCGTAGGTGTGAGCAATATTAGGCCACCGAGTCTCGCTTTAAAACAAATGTCAGTAGAAGATCCAGTTGAAAAATATCAAAAACAATTGGAAAATCAAGATGCTAAGTTCTTCGATAAGAAGGGTTTGATTGTGCACTTGGTTGGAACCGACGGTATCCCTTTATTGGGCAACACTTTAAAACTTAATAAAAGTAACGGGTCTGCTTTATATGCCAGAACTGGCACATTGATAATGAGAAATCAGAGTAAAATCGAAATGAATGAACTGCAAATTAACGAAGAAGATCATAAGTTGTTTATGGAAATGAGAAAACAAAAAACAAAAGGACCATATTTTTTGAGAGTGGTGTAATAATGTAGTCAAAATAAAATAGTTTATTCTTATATGTATTCACCTCGCCATTTTTTATGTTTATTGTTTTTAAGAATTGTGTGCACTGTCGTCGCACTATTATATCCCATCGCCTTGGCTGCAGCTGTAACCGATGGGTGTTCTTTTACGGCATCTTTTTTGCCAATTTCCCAAATAATGCAAGGACGGCTGTTTGATCTTTCAGTATTCCCTTGAGGTGTCAGGAATTGCAAATTATCTTTAAAGTTATTTTCTGGGTTAAAATCAATGTGGTCCACCTCCAGTTGATTTGGTTGATTTGGACTCTTAGCAAAGGTCCAAATTATGCCTGTCTTGAGAAACTGTTCGGCAATGTATTTATCCATTTGTTTTCTGTGGAAAACCAAGGCAACGACACGATGAAACAAAAGAGGCCTATTCATCAACATAAACTGAGGGTGTTTCTGGCCTCGAAAGTCTCGAATCTTTGCGTTTTGAGTGGATTTCGTCACAGATTTGAATCTTGCCATGTCGCTGACGAAGTATTCGAATATTTCAGAAATGTCTGCGCCCATAGTTTTATGATCGGTTTCCGTGACGGGTTTCCAAATTTCACCTTCAAGATCGGGCAAGTTGTACCAGGAGAATTGCGCCAAGCAGTCCTGACCATTGTATATGATCTTGACCAAACTATTCATTGTTGTATCTTTGCGTGCAATAGAATGTACAATCTGAGACGATGTAAGCTTGTAATCGATCATTGCTTTTTTACGATGGTCGTAATTTTCGACGATTGGATTCTCTTCAGAATCGAGAAGGGGATTGCCTTTGGAAACAAAAACGGTCATGGTGCAGGGGGCTGAGTTACTCATGGCCCGATTGGCTATGGTTTCGGCCGACGGTTTTGTTTTTGCGTGGTGTTCGGCTTCTGTCATAATCAAACCGTTTGAGACATTATTGTTGGTTTTGTTGTTGTCAATATGATCTACTTGAAAGGCACGTTTAAAATCTCGGAGGGGCATACCAGCAGTGCCGAGCTTTGCCGCTGGGGTGACCTGACCCCACGCCAAACTGGCAAATTTCAAGGCTTGTGAGTTCATTTGTACGCCATTGTCATCCCTAATTTTAACCATCGACCGACATTTGTGGTCAAGACTTGCTGTTGGAGTCGTATACCATTTAAAATCTGCACGCATCCGAATAAACAGGCAGGTTAAACTGGCAAAGACTCTTTTGAAGTCCCGTCCAATTTGTTTGTAGACTGTGCCGTCCTTTTCAATCGCATTGGCGTCTTTTGGTTCACATACTTCTGGATGGCAAAGGTCACAACCCTGGCAAAGACCACACGATGCCGCAGTAAAGAATAAAAAAACTGGGCCTTGGCCCTCGGCTCCGCCCAAATTTTCTATTCCAAAGCATTTTTTTTTTCTGTCGGTGGTGTCTTCGACATCTGCCCCCATTTCTGCAGCATTTCTTTTGTTTGACATTTTTTCAATGGCGGCCCGAAATTTTTCAGACCAAGGCAAAGGCATATCTTTGTTTTCCTTACTCTTATATACGAAAAAACCAAAAAAAATCGTTACGGATATCGGTTTTTAGAACGTATAAAAAATAATTCTTATGTATTCACCACACCACTTTTTATGTTTATTGTTTTTAAGAATTTTGCGCATAAAGAATATATATTTTAGTATATATAAACTGTTCTTATTTTATGAATATGACTACAAATTCTCTTCACAGTGTAGCACTCTACGAGACGACTTTGATTAATTTGCGTATTTTAAGATCGTTAGAACCAGGATTTCGCCTCGACACCTCAAAAAGGCTTTTCCGCGTACATCAGAAACGAAATCAACTTTTACCAACGTGGTTAGCCCGCTGGTGGAACTCACAAGATCGTCAGTCAGACATCAGTAGAATCCAATTGCTATACCACCAATCTCAACAGTGTATCCAAAGCTCTGAAGGAAAAGTGAAAGAACGTATGGTCGAATACGTGAGAGAATCTATAGAAGGACTTAAGAATCTTCAGACGACGTATCGTACCGATTTGACCATGTTCGCACTAATAGATGTAATTTTAGACCAAATTCAAAAGCACAAATGTCAGCAAGAAAATCTTGAGGAATAATTCAGAATTATCTTGATATAAACATACCTTTTTTTCTGGCGGAGCTGAGGGACAAGGCCCGAAGAACCCTTAATCCGTTAATACAAATATGGTGTAAATGTTTGTGTTGAAATCACATTTGATATATTGGCAATATTTTCTTTTGGTAATTTTGGGTGAAGTAAAATAGAAATAGTGTTGAATATACTTTTAGACGACTCCATATTATGTATAGTGTAATCAACCGTAGCGTTTCTCTTGCAAATATTTAATAAATGTTCAACTGATAAAATGTTTCTTCCAATCAAAACTTCTTCGGCTTTTTTACCGATCCATCTAATTGTTCTTAAACTGGTAGTGTATGCACTATAAACTGGTCCAAATAACTGCCAATTATTACCGGTAATTTCACATAAAATGGCAGTGCATGCTTTTACGTCATTTCTTGCGCGGTGTGCGGATGCTATTGTACAATTAAAAAGAGAAACGTTTAAACCAGAAAGACTGAAGTTACCGTCTTCACTTTTGTAATAGTCTCTACAAAAATGTAAACTATCAAAAAAGAACCAGTTTAAAGGAATATGCGTTTGGTATCGCGCAGCTTCCAACTCAAGTATTGGTTTATCCGCTCTGTGTGTATTATGGCTGATAAATATTGGAATTTGATGTGTTTGTTTACGTACCCATTCTGTCAATTTTTTTAACACGATATTAAAAGTCTCTGCATTTTCATTTAACAAAAACTCTCTTGTCAATTGTGGAATATCGGGTATTGGTGGCTCTGCAAACGTTGATTGTTTTGGGTCGGGGTCGATTACAGCTTCAAACATTTGATTTGTGTCCTTGCACCATACCGCAATTTCCCATATGCGACAAGTTTTTAAATCTTGTATATTCCCGTTAAATTCAAGGTCGAAAATGAAAAGACATTTGTTTTGAATGCTTTGAATTGATGTCATTTGTGTAAGATATGTACACATGTATATAGGCTGAGACGTTTATTTTTCTTATAATTTCGTAAAAGATTTATGTTTTTTTTTTTGGCGGAGCCGAGGGCCAAGGCCCGTCATGATACAATTATCGGCTGAAGTAAAACAGAAGGCTTACGTTTGATTAGTCGACTATTTTCAATTCGTTTCCATTTTGATAACTTTGTGTTTGTTGGTTCGACGCGGGTGTCAAAAATGTCGTAAACGCATTGATATTTTCCATCGGATTCAAAAACAATATAGGCGTGATTTTCAGACTCGTTTACAACCAAACCAATATTTTCAGAACAAACAGGGCAGGAAAAAATGGACGTATCCTGCCATTTTTTCTGAAGGCAATTTAAATGAAATGTATGATTGCATTTTGTGGTATGTAGTTTGGCTCCGTCGAGGGCCCGGCATTTTTTTTTGTTACAAAGTAAGCAAGAGTTCATATTTGGTGAAAGTGTCAGTCATTTTATAGACAAAACACAAGTTTTGTGTGTATGCCAAAGAACATTTCCGCGCTTCATGCTGAACTTCAAGCAAAGACCAAAGGCGGAAAAAAAAAACTATATATGTTACGAATATTCGGGTTTTTTATAATTAAGAAGAAGACGAATAAGAACAAAAAATGCGCCGGTTAATGCAACTTTTGACGAATAATTTGATTTGGTCTGGAGATACCCTCTTTTTTTGTTTCAAAAAAAATAGATTTTCATGTGAAATCACACAAGGGGGTCTGCTGTGGAAATGTGTGTGGTTAAAACCAGACGGTAGTATAGAGAATATCTTTCGAAATACATCAATTATAGAAGAGCGGCCATACATAAGAACTTTCGAATCTCTGACGGACTGGACCGAGACCTGTATACAAGAATGTCTCGATGAGTATCACACACGGTACAGTTCTTGGAAGCGTGTTCGTCATCAGCGCTTAGGTCAAACTATGGAAACTATCTATAAACATTTACAACAAAAAAAAAATACAACAAAGTCAAACGGAGAAAACATTGTATTTTTCGAACGGATTGCAGCACTTTCTCATAAAATAGAACAGCAAGAAATATCTATAAAAAAATGGGAAGCATGGTTTAAAGAAAAAAATCCAAATATTTCAGAATTACCGGTTTCACAAGATGTTGTACCAATTCAACAAGAAATAGCTTCGACTTCTATAGTGCAACCGTTTGTACTGAACTCAAACGAGGGAAAATTTATGGTTTTGCAACGCATAAATGAAACCGGTTCTAAAGAATGTAAAGAATTGATAAAATCAAATGGTATTGAACATTTTTCAAACGTACTTGATCAAGTTGAATCTGCTGTAGTTTTCCAGCCGCCAGATTTAAGTAAAGAAGAGATTTGGAATCCGATCAACAAAGATACCTGCAAAAAATTCGTACACGATTTTTTCAGCAGTAATTAATTGTGTGTTTTAGTTTCAAACAATTATTTATTTTAATTCTTCAATGTATTCACTTATTTAGATGTATTTAATCTTGGTGGGTATTTAGGTCATTTTGCTAAATGCGGGCATTAATTTTTATTACTGTTGTGATGAATTCTCCTTTGCGTTGATCGGTAGTCACTTGAGCTTGTGTTTTCATCGACTTTGTCAACAAATTTTTGTATTATTCCGTGAAATAAGGCAGACCATGTTTTTTCGATCTCTGAACGATTTTTGGCACTGTGTAACAAGAAAATAGAGGTATATTAGTTTTCGGCTTGACCATCAGGTAAAAAAAAACAACTAACAAACACTATCTTACCCTGTGATCACAACTTTACCACTCCTGAAAATCAAGAAAACAAGTTTTGGTGCCGATGTTCGAAATACCAATCCTGGAAATCTGTAAAGAATTCGCCAAAAAATGTCAGTACGGCCACAAAAAATAAAATATAGTTAATACTTACAAATCCGGTTCGTACGAGACATACGGACCATAGTTTTTGGAAATTTCCACCAATTTCAATGGGAATGGTATTTCGCTACTCGCTACAATGTTTTGTATTTTGAAATTACGGAAGGAAACCGGCAGCCCATGTTTTTGTAAAATTCTGACGTATTTCCTTCCGGCAAATCGTGATTCAATTTCTGTGCGTGCTCCAGTACAAACCATATTTCCCGATGCAAATGCCAATGCTGTTGTTCGCGGATTTCGGATTCTCAACGAAGCGGCAGCAAACTTTTGAGGATTATATTCAACAAAAGGCTTGGCAAGTGCTATTGCACGAAGGTCAAGCGAGTCTACACCCAAATTAAACGTTGCCACCACATTTTGTAGGGTGAATGCGGGAAGTTTAAGTTTGTTTTCCGGTAATTCCAATTTTTCTAATTCAATTCTCTTCTTTTTGGTTTTCTTCAGGCGCGGCTTTTTTGTGTCAAGGCCCGATGGACTGGTAATAATGTTTGATTCTACATTATCGTATGTTTCTGCGAGATCATAACTATCATCGACTTTTCTTTTACTCATATTCGATTACTATACAACCACAAACATTATATATTCATATAAAAATGAAATATGCGTAACAATTATAGGATTTTTGATCAAGAAAAAGTATTTAATATAAATCAAAGAATATATTTTATTATTTTATTCGCCTTCAGCTTGTTATATTTGTTATCTACTCTGATGGGGACATTCTTTGTCTTTTTGCAGGTGGTTCATCTACTTCGTATAAACATCCAGAGCTTCCACTGTCGGTGGATTCGGGATTAGAATCAATGCGAATTCCATGAGTCAAACTAATACTCAATTTCATTCCAAATTTGCCGTCGGCCATAAAATAGACAGAAGGTTTCAAAACTGGAGCAATCAAAGCTCCACGTTGGACAGATTCCACAGTAATTGCTTGTCCTGTCGTATCTTGCATTGGCAACACATTTTTGTTGCCGTTCTTGCTGTAAACATTTTGACTGAATTTCAATTGACGGTAAGCATCTTCTTCGCGTTTCGAAACTGGAGCATTAAACGAATCGGTAATGATTCCACGGAAAGCATCGTCAAAGTTTTCACCAGTTTCAGCAACCAATTCATCAGCCTCCTCTTTGCTTTCCTCTTTCAATTTTGCCAACAATTTTGGGTGTTGGATTGAATAATCAATAATGTCGTTTTGCATTTTCTCAACGTAATCAAAAAAAGCAACCGAAGCAGGATTTGATAAATCCTCCTTGGTAGTAGCATTGTATTTTGCTCCTTGTTCCGTAACACCTGGGATTTTACCAAAGGTACCGTCACCCGTCAGATCGGAAAAGACCACTTCGGTCGGAACAGAACGCATTTCGAAAGAGCAATTCGAATCGTCATTAATGTTTAGATAGGTACGATCGTCTTTGCCTTCGCTCAAACTCAGTTGATAGGGTCTTCCCACGGTTTCAATGGCTTCCATGCTGGCTACGGGCCGTCCAGTCCCAGTGGAATAAACGACCAAATCGGTAATCATGGTGTAAGTGAGTCCATATTTATCCTTGGACATGATGAACGGGCGTACCATAAACGGAACTGAAAGCAATGCTCCGTTTTTAATATCTGGAGCTTGGTCCATTTCGATGTATTGGCCACCAGAAGGCTGCACGTAGCGTACTGTCCGAGGTGTTAAATCTTTGTTGAATGCAGCAGTCTTGATAACCAATTGTTCTTCACCGTCTTTTGTTTTCAATGGCAGCATAGCTGCTTTTTTAAAGGCTTTCAACCCCATCTCTTTCAATTCGGGTTCGGTTTTTTTTTTACCGTATCGTTTGGTAATTTTGGTCATGACGGCAGAGGCAGTCCCACCCGCGTCCATGTTAAACATTTGCGTCAGTACGTTGTCATTAAAATTATTCATGTAGTTAAAATAATCGGACCGAGCTTGACCAAATTGTGTATCATCACCAGTACGTACTAAATTGGTGACAATTTTGGAAGTTTCTTTGGTTTGAGAAAATTTCCCACCAAAATTACCACCTTCGCCCAAATGAGGAAAAAGTGCGTTGCACGGTGGGGTTATCATTTTAAAACCGTAACCCGCATCGTTTTGAATGTCAAAGTATGTTTCTTGTTTTCCGGTTCTACGAGAAATACGAGTCGCTTCCACAAATTTTGGTGGAGATTGTTTTTGGTAATTGAGCATATTGAATTTTGTAATTGAAAATTGTTGTGACATTTTGAGTTTTTTTTTTGGATGTTTGAATTTGTTGTATAATCAAGTAAAACCAATATATTCCTTACAGATTTGAGTTTTTTTTTGAATTTGAGGTTCCTGGAAGAAAAAATAATTTTTATTTTCCGGAACAAAAAAATTGTGAAATGACTGTTTTGGCGCGTGGTAAAAAAAATCCTCTACTATCGTACACGTGAAATACAACTGGTGCGTCGAAACGAGCTTGTTTTTTTTTATTTTGTTGGATAATGTGTTGTCTTCGCATGGCAGATCTTGGT